GACTCACCAATCAAAGATGTCCTGCAATCCCCAATAAAAAATTTAGGAGTAAATGGTTTAGGATCATTTATCAAACATTGTTTTATCTTCTCAACTGCCAATGGTTGTGGAGATTGATCTACATAAAATTTACAAATAGGATTGGCTAATGGACAGCTACCACATCCAACATCCGCTCCTATTCCTGTAAAAAAATAACTGACTGAGGAAACATTACGTTCAAATCCTGGACGAACAATTGAATCAACTTCCGCTAATGTCATTTAAAATATCCTTGTGTATATTGAGAAAGTTCTGGTTTCACTGAGGATGTAAATACATCATCCTTTAATCCTAATTCCTCTCTACGCAATTTATTCCTAAGCCATTTCTTTTCAATTCGTTCTCGGTCTCTTGCATCATCTTTATCAAAATGCCAAAGGAAACAATTATGACCATAATAATTTTGTTCCTTAACTCCATCCAAAACATGATGAGGACAATTTACCCAATGAAGATGATAGTTCTTCCTAATTAATCTTGGTTGATAATCAGGCCATTGTCCTATCTGATGTGACACAACAGGCCATCCATCCTCATCAATTATTGCATGTGGAGAATCCTCATATCTGATTGGTTCAATAGTTCTTCTTGCAACATTAATCAAATCCACATTACCCCAATCAGAATATTGTCCTTTTTCTGAATGAATTCGTAATAATTCTTTCAATTCATCATTCATCCTTTCATCAAAATCCAACATGAAAAACCATTCATTTTCCTGAAAATAGGATAATCCTATATTCCTTTGAATACAGTTCATGTTATGGTATTCATCGATCCAAGGATGATGGAACACTTTTACCTTGCTGAACTGTTTCAATTCCTCAACAGTGTAATCGTTACTTCCTCCATCAATGACCACTATTTCATCTACCCAGGGAAGATCATGAAAGTCTCCAATACATCTTTTAACTACTTTTTCTTCATTGGTACATTGCATACTGAACCGCATGAATTTACTCCTTTCAATTTATCCTCACATTCTTTACTGCAACTTGTTCGTTTTTCCCATTGTTCCTTAGTATTAAAGGAAGGCTTATAAAACTTTTGTCCACAGCATATACATATCTTTTCAAATTCCATCACATAATATCCTTTAAAATAGCTACAAGACATTTCTGAATTGTCATAGGATTAATAGAATTTATACATGGAGATTGGCATCTTCTATTTTGTCCATGACAATTGGTCATATCAGGACATACTTTCAATTTATTTGGTTCAAGGTCAACCCAAGGAATATCTTCATGAACAGGACCAACGACTCTGGCAGGAGCGGGACCATAAAGTACAATAGCAGGAGTATTAACAGCAGCGGCCAAATGGGAAGGAAAAGAATCAATAACAATTGCAGCTTTAGCATGATTCATCACATAAGCAGTCTCAGTAAAGGATAAAATTCCCCTTAAATCAAGTGCTCCTTTGCAGTATTTATCAGTGATTGATCCTATCTGAACATAAGGAATCTTCAATCCACGAACAACAATATCCATGTGATCGTAAGTACGATACTGAGGATCACCACCAGTAGTATGGACAACAATGTAAGTTTCAGGAAGATCAATTGCGGGTTTATCAAATTGAATGAAGAAATCACCCGGTTCAACTCCGCAAAAATAAGGATACATATCAGCAAGTTTCACATCCAGATTATTGAATCCTCCATGAAGAATATGTTCACCATGAGGATTATAAACGAATCGGAACTCCTTTCTTCTTTCTGGATTCCAATCCAATAATTCTTCGATATCCTCATTATCTTTCAGGATACCAAAAAACTTGTTTTGGGTCATATAGTACAGAGGCAAATTTCCATGCTTTAATTTGATGTTTTTCAGACATCGGGTAGTCATGAGTATGTCACCCGCACTTGAATGCTGCATGAACAAAATTGCTTCTCTTACACGAACATCCTCAGTCGTATTTTCGATGTGTAGAAGGTCTCTGGCATCAGAACAACGGGTAAACCAATCAGACATAATTTCATGAGTCGTTTTTGGAATTGTCTGAATATGTTTATTCAGGACAAGAGACATTGCATGTTGAATTTCTGCATAATGACAGGATTTAGCGTCAATCCAGGTTTGACCTGTACTGGTTTTGATTGGAAGATAAGTAGGAAGATCGCATGGAATCAAGAATCCTATATTATCTTTCAAGAGTTCGGTATGCGCTGTTGAATTGGATGCAATTACAGGAACTCCACAAAGCAATGCTTGAATCGTTGTCCAGGATAATCCTTCTTGCATGGAACAGTTCACAAAGCAGTCCAATGCATTGTAAATATCTGGCATCCTTTCAAATGGAGAATATGATCCTTCAGGTTTGATAAGGAGATCACCACTGTTTAAACCACATTGTATTGCATACTTTTGGAGATTAAATACTCCATCCTTAAAATTCGTGTGCATATACAAAGCCATTTTCTGAGTAGGATAGGTATTCATTAATTCAGCAAATGCTTTAATTAACTTCTGTGGGTCTTTCCTGATCTGATTTGGGCCAATGAATCCAAATATGAAAGTCTCTGGTGAAACTGTGGGGAATAAGGATGCTCTGGCTTCCTGTCTTTTTTCTTCATCATAAGGATAAAACAAATCCTTATCAGGCATCATTGGACGGAAATATCTCAACTTCTCCACAAATGGTTTGAGCATATCAAATCCATACCGGGAATACACGCAGGGAACATCAATTGCATTCGCATACTGAACGAATTCGTTATCCAGGTATTGAAGATCGTAAGGAAAGATATGGATGATTTTGAATTTCTTTTGATTCTGTAATTGTTTGATATGTCCAAATATATCAATGTATCGCCAGATATCAATTCCTACAAACATCAGGAAATCAAAATCAAAGGAGTGGATTAAGGATACTAATTTCTGAGCACCCCAAATATCACGAAAATTTATATCATCTGAAGGAATAATGGAATAAGACTTATTGAGTAAAGAAGGGGGAGTATTTGCAAAAGGACAAAAGAGTGTTACATTTTGTTCCCATAATTGGGAAATAATACCACGCATCATTAAACCATTGCCAGAGAAACCATCAGGATTCTCACCGACAAGCAATATTCTTTTTAACATAATAAATTCCTTATATGGATTGTACTAAATTACGACGAATTCCATTTCGTCTTGCAATTATCTCAATATATCCTCTTGTAAAATCAAGTTTATTTGCAATTTCTTTATATTTAATTCCTTCTTTAGCCATTTGCAATAAAATAGATTTTTTTTCAGGATTTAATTTTAAATAAGAAAAATGGCGTCCTTTTAAAACCATATCAGTCATATTATCTTGATGAGTTCCTAAAAATAAATGATCAGGATTGATACATTTAGGATTATCACAATGATGGCAAACACATAATCCTTCAGGAATATCTCCAATTTTTTGTTCCCAAACAAATCTATGAATCAGTGTCGGTTTATTAAAAATACGAATTATAGCATGTCCAGAACGCAATAAATTACCTTGCCATTCGAGACATCCTAATTCTGTTATAATACTATTAGAAAGGATATATTGGAGTTTGTTTTGAAGATATTCTTTGGTAGGAACTTTTTGTGAACCACATTTCTTAGAACAAAAGGTTTGTTTTGTCCATTGCAATGTGTGTGTTGCTGGTTTTCTATAAAAAACTTTTTCACAACAAGGACAAATTTTACTTTGTCTCTTAGCTGGTAACACTCGATTCATTTTTGAATTTCCTTTTTAGGATTGAGGATTGATCATCTATGATCTGGAACTAATTCGCAAACATCTACGTTGTCATACAATCTCGTTTTAACAGCTTTCACCATGTAATTTTCACCAGAAACAGGAATATACCTATCCAATTCCTTCACACCATAGTAAGTAGGAACATATAAATCTTGACGATCTGTTGATACTGCTCCTATTTCTTGTTCAGGATGAACACCACTTCCTGCCAATACTTCAGTCTGTAAGGCATAAGCATTCGCACGAATTGTTTGAAATACAGGAGTTTTCTTATAAGAAGGATTCCATCCTACTTCACCGGATATTCTCTGAAGTTCTCCACTCACATTGCATTTATAGAGAACAACCTTATTTTCAATGACTTCATCCTCAAATAGATTGGGAGTTTTATTCATAATCAAATAAGGAATTGCTGAAGTAACAATCCTTATTACTGAACCAGGAGAAACTAAGGTATCGTAGGAAAGAGTTGCTTCAAGGAAAAACTCACGAATAAAAGGCTTTGTTGCTTGAGCATTGCCTTTATAAACCAGTTTTTCTCTTGAAGCTAAAGGAGTAGGCAGCAGGATGTTATAATACATCCCAACATCCCAAATGGCTTCTTTAATATCAGGACCGATTGACATTATTACACCATATCAGAGGACATTACAGGTATATTTGGATCATAAGTTCTGTCAATACCAACTTCATCATAATTGAATCCTGCATCAATCTTCGTGCAGAACCAATTTTCAGCATCAGTAATAAAAAGCTCAGGATTGTCTGCCATAAATTTTTCCCACTCTCGATCCATCTGATCAATAATCGCTTTGTAGTGCAGGAATCTTTGATCCAAAGAGATTACATCATATTTGAACTTATGGGCAGACTCGGACATCAAGTAAAAAAAGATGTGGCGTTTTGATCGGGTTTTAATCCAATATTCCATAGTCAAACTTGACATTGGAAACGTCCATCCTGTTTCTCTCAATGCATCATTCACCGCATTTTCATAATCAACGGTGGCAAGATACTTATAGAGTCCTTTTAGTTCAACCGGAAGTAAATCAAGCAGATCGTCCTGAGTCATTTTACACCTTCATTTTTCTCTTTTTAGGAGTAATTTTCTTTTCAGGTTTTTTCAATGAGATGGATTCATCAGGATTAAATTCAGTTCCTTCGATATCGTCACCAAAGGAAATAATCTGAATCATGTGTGATCCTGAGTCAATCTCTTGTTTCAATTCTTCAGGAAGATGTTCTTCATCAAATACGGTTCCCTTGAGATACAAATGGGAACCGCATTTGAGGGTTGACATCAATTTGAATGTAACTTGTTTCGGCATTCGATTGTACTCCTATTCAACTATCAAATATTCGGTTTGGTACTTGTTACAGTTAAATTGTAAATTGCGTCACGTTGATAAAGAACCGGCAGACCTTTATCCTGAACTCTCAAGAATACTCCATCCGGGTCCCAAGTTTCATGCCGATCAACCTGCATACCATAGGAACGATTCAATCCATAAGGAGCATTCATGTATTCAGCAATGGATTTGCCTTCAACTCTCGGAGTAAACATGATGAACTTGTTGGAAGGAAGGAAAGTTTTCCGCATAAAAACGAAATCCTCACCGGCTTTGAAACTGGCAGTAGGAGCAGATGTCACAGTGATTGTGCTTGCTTCAGTCTGAATGGAAGCAATAAGTTCATCCTCCCATGTACCGGCAGACACATCCACAAACCGGACATAAGCACCAACTTCAAAATCAGAGACATCCTCAACTGAAACCACAGTGGTGGAACCGCCGGTAACTGCCCCAGTGAGATATGCTCGAACTTCATACTGTTCATCATAGATTTCAAGTCGAGGAATATCAAGCAAAGACTGAATGACCTGAGTATTCACACCCAACAGTTTGTTTTTGTTTCCGGAGAACAAATCCCCATTACCAAACTGTGATTTCTGAAGGAGTGTCTGAATAGTTGAATCCTGTGCCAAATATTTCAGGACTGTACTGGTACACATGGCAACCTCTACATACGCACCCGTAGCATCTTTGATGGTTTTCTTGGCATCAATGATATCACCAAGGATATCCACAGTCGCACTTGTACCAGTTGCATCCCACATATAATTCGTGGTCAGCGTGACGTTATGAGATGAAGGAAGTCCATAATCAACACTGGCTTTAATCCCACCAGTAACATCATATGTCATTTCTCCATTGAACATCATTTTGGCGAACATCCACTCTTTCCTACGCATAGAACGATAGGTCAGTTGGGCAAGTTCTCTTGCAAGTCTGGTTTTTGCATCCAAATAAGTGAAATCGGTTCCTGGTTTGCGAAGATTGTTAAGGAATTCTTCGTCAAAATACATCTTCTCTTTCCAGGTGGCAGCCGTTGCACTGTGTTTGGTTACTCCGTAAGGAGCAGTTCTTGGAGAAGGAACGCCGGGCGGTACGAAAGGAGCAAGTCCTCTCCCACCTTCTTGGGATTCCCATCGGATTGAATCAGAAACCGAATTGATTGATCCGAACAAATTCATGAGTTTGAGTTCAGGAGGAGTCGTAAAACGAGTAATGAAGTCCTGAAGAACCTCTAAACGAAGATCAGCAATATCACCAATTCCTCTTGGCATAATAAAACATCCTCCCTTTTATTTATAAGTATAAAGTCCAATAGAGGACAATGAAAGATCAGCAACAGCCGCAGAATCAACATTGGTCAATCCAGCAGTATAAAGGACAAAGTTCTTCAGAAGCAAAGAAGCCTGAGCACCAACCGCTTTGGAACCAACACCAGTGTCAACAGATTTGCCAAGGATGCCAACGCAAGCATCATATCCTTCAGCAGCCACAAACGCAAACCGTGCAGCAGTAAAGGAAGTACCGCCAACATTCGTTGTGGTGGTAATTTTTGCTTTGTTAGTAAAGGAAGTGCGATCAATCGCCGTAATAGCACCAAGATTCTCTCCTGAAGTCGTATTGTCGATAATCATAAGATCGTCACCGACTTTAAACTTGTAGGAGTCATCAAGAGTTACATACAAAAGATTGGTGGCTGTTCCTGAATCCTGAACCAGATATGCACGACCAGCAGCATTCTCAGCACCAGTAATTGCGGCCGGAGAATAAGGAAAAAACTTGGAAGTATTTCCAGTTGCCAATGCAGACGTATTTTTGGCAAGTGCAGTACCGGCTTTTACGATTCCATATCCAGGAGCTAACTGAATAGGAACGATAAGACACACCGCTTCATCTGAATAAAATAAACGTCTGTAATCAGTCTGAAGGGGACCATAGTTAATATTTGGAGAATCACCTTGCATAATCATCTACCTCCTTTTATTTCGTTCCTGCCAAAGCAAAAAGGTCATCAGCAATTTTCTTGTTTTCCTCAGCCAGGACAGGTTTGGTATCGATGTCACGTTTCGAAAAACCAGTTCCCTGAACAGGAGACTCAGATTTCGAACTCATGAATTCAGACCAATCCTTCAATTCCTCATTGATGGCAATGGAAAACGCATCCTTATCCAGAATTTCATCCTTCACGAACTTGGAATAGTCCACATTCTTTTTGACCTTTCCAAACATCCTTTCAGGAATCTCACTCTTGGTAAGCAATTGCATCCAGATTACTTCTGATTCAGCAAAGATTTCTCTTTCGGTTCTCAAAGCATCTCTTTTCGCAAGTTCCTGAATTTGTTTCGCACTATCAGAAAGCTGAGTGTTCAACTGAGTAATAGTGGAAAGGAATTCATTCTCTTTGGCAGAAAAGGAACTCATAGCCTGATCCGTTGCCGATTTCACAATCTCAGCATAAAGATCAGGATGATCCTTCTTAAATTGATCAATGTTCATAATTCTCTTATCCTCCTTTGAGGGTTTTGTCAATTTTATATCGATTAATTCATAATCTAATGCGATTTCTTCCTTGGAAAAAGCTGAAGCACTGGTCTTGTCATCCCAACCAAAGACACAGACCGATCCTTCCATGTATTCCCATTCTCTCCATACGGTTCCTGGCCCTTTCAAAGAAAAACCATTCACCATAGCCTCTGAGCCTTCCTCAATTCTTTCAACTCTTTTAGGAACACCTCGGAGACTTGATTGGAAAGGAAAACCTTGTTTCGACAATTTCTGGAATTCCCTGCTGACTTCCGTGTCAACAAATACCGTAGTTTCAGGATTGATTATTAATTTTCCTTCCTGAACCATCGGTTTTCCTGAAAAAGCCACTTTCCTGGATGTTTCATGATCTTCAAGCACAGGATATTTGGACTTTGACAATTTGACTCCATCCAAATCCATTACCAGATCATCCCAATACCAGTGATTTTTAATTACGCCACCAGAGTACACAGTCATGTTTAATTTCGAAGAATCATTTCCTTCTGCATCCTTCGACATGATCATTTCCGCATGGCATCCTTGATCAATCAGTTGCATAGCCCCCTTAGGGACAAGTTTGTTTTCAATAGTCATAATTTCTTCCTCTCTCTAAAGGATATTATATTCCCTTGTAAATCCTTATTTAGCAGAATTATTTCCTTTGTCAACAATTTTTTTGGCAACTAATTTTTTCTTCTTTTTTTGTGCAGCGTTTTTAGTAGGCTGTTCCAATGTCTTTTCTTGATTGGATTCCTGCGGATTTTCTCCCATCATAGCAGCATCAGATTCGATCACCAATTCAGGATACTTATTATCCTCAGTTGCTTTTTCTAATCTTCGTCTGCCATAACTGCCAACACCAATCTTCTTCGCAATATATGAGTTGGGTATTCCTAAGGATTCACTCATGTTTCCATGTTTGACTCCAAGGAATGCTCTTGCTTGTGCTTCAGTATCACTATTCTCAGATACAGGATATGATATGTCAATAAGGAATTCAGGTTTTTTAGCTATTTTCTTGAAGATCGGTTCCTGACTTTCATTAAATCCTACTGCCTCATTCGACTTGAAAGTTAAAGGAAAGTTCACAATTTGATGTTTCAGGAAGAATATGGAAGCCCATAAATCGTATTTCAGGAAACGATCAAAATAAGCAATCTCATCAGATGTCCTGTCAGTCATTGGGCCACGACTGGCTTTTACAGATGCAAAAGTTCCTTTGGATGATCCAGTAAGGATATCAGATGGCTCATTCAATCCTGAAGCAACCATTTCCATGATGTCTGTGTCTGCATCACTGATCTTTGGTAAATTAGGATTCAATGCCACAACTTTAATTCCTGGAGGAATTACCAGAGTTCCTCCAGGAGTTTTCTTTGCCATAATTCCAGTTTTTGCTTTTTGTTCCGGTGTTAATGCAAGCCAAAGTTTAAATGTCCTGGGGTCCTCAATCTGGAATACCCAAAGGTAACTTCCTGAGGAACGCTTATGATCTATTTCGTATTTCTTCAAGTTCTCATAGTGGTTCAGCCATTCAAGTGTTGTTCTCAAATAGGATATTGCTCTGCGTGTCATGAATCCTTTGTCCCAAGCAACAATGAACTTATAGTAGTATCCTAATTTCTTCCAAGGATTGCGTTTGTTCTTTTTACTGTTCTTTTGCAGTTCGTATGAAACACCTTGTAAACTATCAAGAGTAGCTAATTCAGGATAACGTGCAATATTGATTGAAGGAATTTGTTCAACGCTTTTTTCAAGTGATGTCTTTTGATTAGTAAGAATATTATAAAAAAGAGGAAAGAGGGGTTTAGAAGGATGGAAAATGATACCTGTACCGTCATCGCCGCCTCCTGAAATGGTTGACGGATCAATAAAGTCAATCTCGATGAAACCATCTTCATGGCATGTAAGGCAAAGGAATAGCTCTCCCTCTATGTTACTTCGTGCCACAAATTTAGGCATATAGTTGTATAGCCTGTTGCGTGGATCATACTCAATCTCTTTAATTACTTCGTTGATTTCGTGAATTTCAGACGATGTTTCAAACCCCATGCCTGTGAGTCTGCCCATGAGACCCCGGACTGAAGTATTGATTTGAGGATTTTTATGGAATTTGTCCCAACAATGTTTTTGGAGTTCTTCTCGGGAGTATTGTTCGGTAGGTATTTCAGATGAGGAAGTGAAACCATCAGGATCAACATAGTCACCATTGAATGAATCTACTTGCCAAGGCATTGTGAACTTCATACCTCTTAATTCATCCTCATTTAAGTTTCTAAAAAATTCATCGTCTTGTATTGCAGGAAGTCGTACTGTATCTTTCATTTTAACCTCACTGTAGGATATCTGGGAGAAAAGATAAAATTCAGGCGTTGAGTTCTGCTGGTTGGAGGGTTGGCTTTGAATCCAGAATCTATTCAAATTTTATTCAAATTCTTTTAATCAAGAAAATACAATTTTTTTCAGGATTAAACTATTGAATCCAAATCCTCAATGCAGAACATTCTGCAACCTTATCCTCGCTTTACCA